TGACTTCGCGGCAGGCGAGCGGCTGCGCGCCCTGGCCGACAAAATCCTCGACGAGACGCCGCAGTTCCTGAAGACGACGCGGCGTATCGTCAAGGGCAGCAACGGGCAGCCGGACCGCGAGATCATCACGGTCGGCATCGACATTCACGCGATGGTGCGCGCGCTGAAGGTTGCGAGTGATTTGCAGAACCAGGCGGCAGGGACCGTGCCGCCGCCGCAGGAAGTGGTCCACAGCGGCACGCTGACGGTCAGGGACGAGTCGGTGATTCAGGTGACACCGCATATGGCGCAGGCGGCGCAGGCCGCGCTCAGAGCCGCGCTCGACGCGCAGGCGCAGGAGGCAGACGATGCGACGGACGACAGCGATCCTGATTATTCTGGTGACATTGATGACGGCGATTAGCTGGGCGCATCCGGCCAGCAGCCCGGCGGCGTTCGGCATCCACATCTACGACCACCAGCCTGCCGCCCATCACTGGCGCTGGCTGGACCTCGTCGCCAACCCGAATAACAAGCGCGTCCTGATTATTGCGCCGCGCGACAGCGCCAAGACCACCTGGATCGCCAACGCGGTCCTGCCCTGGCGCATCGGCAACAACCCGCTCGCCACGCACTTCATCGGCAGCGTCGGCGACACGCAGGCCAAGGAACGCCTGCAGGCCGTCAAGCTGCTGATCGAGGCCAACGAGCAGTGGCGTGCCGTCTTCCCGCACGTCGAGCCGGACTACCGGCGCGGCTGGAGTCAGGACGGCCTGCACGTGCGGGATATCCGCTTCAGCTACGCGGAATGGATGCAACGCGTCGCGCGATACGGCAACGTCAACACGCCGACGCTGGTGGCAGGGGGTGCGGGATCGAGTATCGTCGTCGGCAAGCGCTTCAGCGGCACGGTGCTGTTCGACGACCTGCACGACGAGAAGAACGCCCACACCCTGCTGCAACGCGACCGGGTCTGGTCGTGGGTGATGCAGACGGTCATCCCGACCATGACTGAAGAGGCGCAGGCGATTGCGATCGGCACGCGCTGGAATCGCGACGACGTGCCGGGCCGCCTCAAGCTGAATCCGGCATGGGTTTTCGATGAAACGTCGGCCATTCTCGACGACGGCAGCAGCTACTGGCCGTCGTACTGGTCACTCAGGCGCCTGCTGGCGCGCAAGGCGGAGATCGGGACGGCCTATTTCCGCGCGCAGTACCTCAACGACCCGACCGGCCTCGCGGGCAACGTCTTCGATTCCGCGTGGTTCAAACCGCTGCCCGACGTCCTGCCCAAATTCAGGAAGGTCCTGATCGGCGTCGACCTCGCCATTAAAGAAAAAGAGGACGCCGACTTTACGGTCATCGTGACGGCAGCGCTCGACGACGAGAACAACCTCTACCTCCTCGACGTTGTGTGGGGCCACTGGTCGATGAACACGACCCTTCGCAACCTGAAGCGCATCGCCCGCGACGTGAAGGCGCGCTTCGAACGTCTCGACCTGATCGCTATCGAGGACGTCCAGTTCCAGGCCGCTGTCACGCAGGAGATGCTGCGCACGACGACGCTGCCCGCGAAGGGCATCACGCCCGATAAAGACAAGACGGCGCGCGCCCGTTACTGGGCCATCCGCGCCGAGCAGGGCAAGGTCTACGCCGACCGCGATGCCGCCTGGTGGCCGATTTTCGCCGACGACCTCGTCGACTGTCCCAACGGCGTGTGGGACCGCATCGACGCCGTCTCGATCCTGTGGCAGGGCGCGAGCCGCGCCAGCAAGTGGGAGTTCACCGTTTGAGCATCGTCGCGTATGGCGGACTCGACAGCCGGCTCGATAACCGGCTGCGCGCGCTGAAAGGCCAGATCGAGGACCTGATCGCGCTGCAGCGTGAGGATGCCTCCCCCGCGCAGCTGGCGCGCGTCTACGCCACGTGCGTGACGGCGTACCGCGCCGCCAACCTGCGCGCGATGGTCGTCGCGCAGGTGCCATACCGCGTCGTCGACAAACGCACTCGCCAGCCGGTGGACAACCACCCGCTCAACGCGCTGTTCCGCGACAACCCCGGATTCCAGGACCTCATGGAACGCAGCGAGCTGGCGATGTGTTTCTGGGGCCACAACCTGATCTTCAAGCAGCGCGTTCTCAACCAGCGCATCGTCGCGCTGCGCTGGATCAATCCGCGCATCTACCGCGCCCGCACCGATTTTCATCACGGCCTGCTCGGTTTCGATCTGGCGATGACGGACCGCGACGGCCTGCCGCGCCGCATCGCCCGGCATGATGGCGTCTACATGCACAAGGTCGACTTCGACGACGACTTCGACGGCGTTGCCCCGGCGGAGGTCGCCTTCGACCAGGCGGGCATCGAGACCGAAGCTGCGCTGACGGCGGTCTGGTTCCTGCGCAACCGCGCCATTCCCGGTGGCATCGTCCAGCCCAAGGACGAAAACGAGACATTCGACACGCAGACGCGCGGCGTGCTGCGCGACATGCTGCGCCAGATCGTCAAGGGCGCGCGCAACGCGGGCAAGACCATCGTGCCGTCGCACCGGCTCGAATGGATTCAGATGCAGCAGCAGTTCGACCAGATTGGGATGGAGCCGCTGACCGACACGTCACGCGAAGGTATTGCGATGGCCTTCGATGTGCCGCTCGATCTGCTCATCCCGTCGGCGGCGACGTATGCGGCGGTCTTCCAGAGCGACGACTCGTGGGGACGATATTTCGTCAAGGGGCGCTGCCGCTGGTACGCCGGGCAATTCACCGAGCAGGTGGCGCGCGAATATGACGACGACGTCATGCTCGAACCGGCCTTCGACGAGGTCTTCGACGACGACGAGCAGCAGCAGACCGACCTCGCCATCGCGCAGAAGGACGGCGGTCTGATCTCCGTCTACGACGCGCAGGTCAAGGTCGGCAACGAGGCCGCCGATGACCGTCTCAAGCAGGTATATGTGTTGAACGGCCAGCCGCTGACGGTCGACCGCATCCTCGAACTGGCGCAGAGTGGCTCGACGTGGCCGCCCGCCGCCACGCTGGGTGGCGGATTGGCGCTGCCGAACCTGCCGTCGCTGCTGCCGCCGCAGCCGGGCAGCGATGGCGCAGGCGATACAGCGACGCCTTCCGGCACACCGCCGCAACCTGCCGGACAACCCGCGCCAGCCGATGCCGCGCCGTCGAATCTGTCGTCCACCGACGGGCTGAACGGCGCGCAGATCGACGCCGCGCTGCAAATTCTCTCCGATCTTCGTACCGGCGTGATCAGCCAGGTCGTCGCGCTCGAACTGCTGATCGCCCTCGGCGTCGAGCCGAGTCGCGCGCAGCGCATGGTCGACGAAACCGCTCCATCTGGCAACGGTTTCCAGATGGACGGCAGCCAGGCCGCCGCGCGCGGGCATCACCATTACCATCCGGACGGCGACGATGCGCCCCCGCTATCTGGCAACGGTTTCCAGATAGACGACGATCCAGACGATCCCGACTGGTTGCCCGACGCCGTGTTCAAGGAACTGCGCGACTGCGCGCGCATCGTCGAGCGCGAGGGACCAGCCTATGCCTTCGCGGCCCGCGCGCTGACGCCCGACGTCGTGGCCTACGTGCGGCTGCTGGCCGCCACCGGCGGCGCGGCGGACGAAACCCTGGCGGCGGCGCGCGCGTACTGGCGCGGGACGGCGGACCTGCGGGCGATGCGCGCCTACGCCGACGTCGAGCAAGCGTATCGCGCCGCGCTCTACGACCTGATTCGCAAGGCATTCAGTCGCCAGGTGGGACGTGGTGAGTTCGGGGATCTGGGTCGCGCGGAGATCAGCGCGGCCTTCAACGGCGCGTTCCGTGAAGGCCTGCGCGACACCGGCGTCGCCGTCGAGAAGCTGGAAGGCGCAGAGGCGGCCTTCGTCCACGAGCAGGCGCTGGCCGAGCGCCGCTACTGGACGCGGCTCGCCGACAGCGTTTATGCCGAGCTGCTGCCGCTCGACCAGCAGATCAAGGACAGGCAGGCCGAAGCCAGACAGATCACTGACCCGTCGCTGCGCGAGCAGGCGAAGGCTGACATTCTCCAGATGAAGCGCGACCTCATCGCCGCGCGCGACGCTTTCCTGAAACGCCTCGATCTGTGGGCGCAGGGGCTGCGCCGTATCTACAGCCAGGGCCAGATGAGCGGCGAGCGCAATCCGCTGCTGCTCTACACCAACGATCCGTCCAAGGAGAACTGCCGCAGCTGCATCGCCGCCGACGGCCAGATTCATCGCGCGTCCGAATGGTCCGAACTGGGCATCTATCCGGGATCGGGCGCGCTGGAGTGCGTAGCGTCGGCGCGCGGGGTGCCGGTCTGTGGCTGCGGGTTCAGCGTCACGCAGGAGAAACCGCGCGGCAATCTCAAGGCGATTCCGCTGTTCGGCGCGGCACGGTCGCTGCCGCACGCGGCGAAGTCGAGCTATGGCACGCCGTCGGGCACGGTGATCCTCACCCTCACCGGCATCGACGGCATCGTGACCGCGCAGGACACGCTCATCGCCGAACGCGATGCGCTCGACAACAGCCGCTGGACGCCGCCTGTCGGCTTCCACGTGACGCTGGTCCACGCCGAGCTCGTCGACGAGGACCTGTTCGCCGCCATCTTCGAGGCCGTGCGGGATCAGGTGACCGCCTTCGATCTCCACGCCGCGACGCTCGACGTCTTCGATCAGGGCGACTATCGCGCGCTGGTCCTCCTGATCGACGCCACCGACGACCTGCGCGCGCTGCAGCGCGCCGTGTATGACGCCTTCCGCGAGCGCGACGTCGCCGTCTCTGATACCAGCGACCCGGCGCAGTGGCGTCCGCACATCACGCTCGGTTATGAGGAATCACAGGTGGATTTCGATCCCCGCGACGTAGACGTAACGGCACGGACGTCCTCGCTCGTGTTCTCGCGCGGTGATTACGCGGTGATTCACGAGTCGCAGCCCGTGGAGGTGAGGCCGTGATCGACACGCAGATCGCCTTCGACCTGCCCCTGCTGGATCGCATCCAGCAGCAGTACCGGCAGGCGCCGCAGCTGGTCGACGAGGCGATCCGGATGGACATCGTGCCCTTCGCGCGCAAACACGTCGACACCACCCTGCGCGTCGAACCCGGCCCGGCGAGCGCGGCGTACCCGCTGCGCTGGACGCCGTCGCGCCACCCGGAAGACCGCAACAAACGGCCCAATACGCGCTACGGCTACTATTCGCGCCAGAAGGCGGCATTCTTCGCGACGGACGGCTTCGGCGGCGGCATTCCCTACCGGCGCCGTCACAAGATCGTGCGCGGCTGGCACGTGCTGGGTGATTACCGTGACGGCTTCGGCGGCATCCGCATCACCCACGACAGCCGCATCGCGCTGTTCGTGTTCGGGATGTGGCAGCAGCAGTACCTGATGGACATCGGCTGGGCCAGCTTCGGCGACCAGATTCAAGTGTTGTCGCTCGACCTCAATGACCGGCTGGCGCTGGCCGTCAGCCGTATCGGTGACGTTATCGCATCGGGAGGCGTTGTCGCATGATCTATCGCACGCTCGATGACCTGCCGGACGAGGTTCTGAAGACGCTGACGACGGACGGCCAGCAGCGCTGGATGACCGTCTATAACGCCGTCCTGACCCAGACCGGCGATCCTGAAAAAGCGTATCTGGCGGCATGGGGCGCGGCGCGCAAGGGCCAGCGCATGGCCGGACGCGCGCTGGTCTTCGCCGACGGCGACACGCCGGTGGTCAAGGGCTGGGGCATGAAGTTCACCGGCCCGTGGGATCCCGATGCCTACGGCGAGCACTTCTCGACGATGACCGAACTGCTCGCCGACTATTATTCGGATGCGCCGCTGTGGTACGAGCACGGTCTCGACCTGGATTATGGCTGGCGGCCCATCGGACGGCGGCGCAAGGTCGAGATTTACGGCTTTGGTGTGTGGGCCGAGCACGAGCTCCACACCGATCATGCGCTCTACCCGCGCACGCGCGCGGAAACCGAGCGCGGCGAACTGTCGTACAGCAGCGACAGCATCGCCCATTATTACGAGGAAGGCCTGAACCGCGCCTCGGGTGAGGTGCGGGCGTGGCCGCTGGCGGGCTGGTCGCTGACCCGACACCCCGCCGAGCCGGGCCTCGGCCCGGTCACGCTCGATGGCATGGTCGCCGTCATCCGCGAGGTGGTCGCCGCCCCCGCGCGGCGCGAACCGACCGGCGACGGGCGCACGGTCTGCACCGTGACGGCCTGCAAGTCTGTCTATTCCCCGCAGATCGACCCGACGGTGACTGCGGATAACCCCACCGGCAAGCCCGAGGCGCGGGAGGCGCGACGGTACGCTGGCAATCGTTCGTTTGAATATGCGATGGAGGGAACCCTCATGGACCCTGAAATGCTGGCCACTCTGGCCGAATTCCTGGGCGTGGAAGCGACACCGGAAGCGGTGCGCGCGGCGCTCGAAGCGATTATCGCGTCGCTGTCCGGGGCGAGCGATGCCTCGCAGGCTGTGCCCGTCGACGGCGCCGCCGTGCGGGCTGCGCTCGATCTGGAAGACGACGCGGATGACGACGCCGTCATCGAGCGGCTGAACGCCATGCGCGCGCTGCTCGACGAGGCGGACGACGACGAGTCGCCGCTGAACTACGCAGCCCTGCGCCGCGCGCGACAGCAGTATGATCACTATGCCGCGACGACGCTGGCCGACGATCCGCCGCCGTTCATGACCGGCGGCGCTGACATCGATGACGATGATTTCGATCCCCCCGCGCGCCGCAACGCCAACCGGCCATCTGGCAACGGTTTCCAGATGCCGCGCGCCCGCCGCTCGCGCTCGCTCCATGCCCCCAACGTCAATCGCGGCGCGACAGCGCCGGGTGTCGGCGCGGCGGTGCTGGCCGCACTGGGTGTGCGCCCGCCGGGTTTCCGCTCGAACGCGCGCATGTCCGACATCCGGTCGCGGCTCTTCCAGACAGATCGCGCCGCGCGCGCGGCTGACAGCGGCTTCGGCCCCGCCGGGGCGTGGGTGCTGAACCGCGAAATCGCCAACGACATCCTCGACCCGCTGCGTTCCAATCTGGTGCTGTTCGAGGCCGGGGCCGAAGAGGTCCCGATGAACAACATTGACTCGCTGACCGTGCGCAAGATGGTCGGCGTGCCGGGCGCCTACTGGGCCGCCGAGAACACCGAAGTCACCGGCGACGACGCGTCGTGGGCCGTCGCTACCCTGAATCTGAAGGAACTGCGCGCGCCGACCACGTGGCCGAATCGCTGGCTGCGCAATCTGGCGGCAGGCGCCGAGCAGAAGATTCGCGACCAGATCGAACGGTCGATGCGTCTCCAGCTGGAATACGCCGCGCTGTTTGGCGATGGCTCGGTCCCGGCGGATGGGCGTTCGACGGGGCAACAGCCGACGGGCGTGCGTTACACGCCGAACATCGGCCTGCGGACGCTCAGTCCGGCGCGGCTGCTGACCCTCGACGATCTCGAAGTTGCCGAAGGGTCTCTCGAAGATGCCGACGTCGCTGAGAGCGAGACGTGGGGCTGGCTGAGCCACTCGCGCACGTTCCGCCGTTTCCGCTACATGCGGGATCAGAACGGCGAACCCATCATGCGTAATGACTGGATGTCCGGCGTCGTCAGCCGGACGCTGGTCGACTATCCCTACTTCAAGACGACCAACGTGCCGAAGACGCTCGGTGGCGGCAATGAGAGCACCCTGTTTCTGGGAGACTGGGCCGAACTGTTGATCGGCTTGGGGATGGACGTCGAACTGCTGGTCAGCGCCGAGCGCTACATCGAGAAAAACCAGACGTTCGTCATGGGCGTCGCCTACGTCGATTCGGCAGTCATGTATCCCGAAGCCTTCCACGTCACCGAGGGCGTGCTGTAAGACTGACGGCCTGACGCAAACACGCGACGGCGGGCCGCGCGTCCGCCGTCCCTGACTGACCAGTGAGTTATAAGGAGCAAGCATCATGCATGATGTGGCAGCCTTGATGAGCGTCAACGCGCTCTATGCGGTGGACAGCCGCGACGAGACGGTGGTCGCCAGCAGCGGTGTCGATATCACCAACATCGACGACGACCTGCTGGTGCTGCTGGACGTCGAGGCAGGCACGGGCACGAACCCGACGCTGAATCTGGCAATCCAGCACCGCCAGGACAGTGACGACACGTGGGGCGCGGTCCCGGCGGCGGCGCTGTACGACCCGGCCACCGGCGACGCCGATACCTTCGACGAGGTGACCGACGCGGAGGCCTCGACACAGACGCTGGCGCTGAAGCGCGAGCAGCTGAAGGCCGAGGTGCGCGGCGTCCTGACCATCGCCGGGGACGCGAATCCCGACTTCGTGTGCGCCGTGTATCTGCTCGGCCTGCAGAAGTACGCCACCGGCTGGTAGGCCCCGCCGGTTAACCAGGCAAGGAGACAACGCTCATGAGTAACGTAGTGCCTTTGACCGATGGCTACACCGTCGACGTCGGGACTGAGGAAGACCTGTCCCAGGCCGACGCGGCAGCTATCTACGAGACCATCGCCAACGTCACGGCGCTGGATGCCGCTGCGCTGAAGATCGCGCGAGGCACACTCGCCTATACCGACACGGCGGCGAAGACGTTGTTCACGCTGCCTGCGGGCGCGCAGCCGGTGGCGCTGCTGGTCAACGTGACGGCGCCGTTCGACAGCGACGGCACCGACCTGGTCGACATTGGCGTGGGCGGGGATGACTCGTTTAGCGCGGACGTCGACGTGAGCAGCGCCGGGTTGCAGACGCTGCCGTTCGACGACGAAACCGCGCTGGTCGCGGACACCGCCGTCACCGGGATTTACGCGGCAGGCGGCAGCGCCGCCAACGCGGGCACAGCGACGATCTGCGCGCTGTACTACGAGCCGGGATCGTAACCGGCAAGATGTGAGGGGGAGCGATCCCCCTCCCTGAGGAGCAAGCATGGGACCGAGTCGGATCGGCTGGTTTTTGCGACAACCCGGGCGCGCGGAGCGGGACGGTGGAGCGGCTGCGCTCACCTACCTGCTCGACGTGGTGTTCGCGGACTATGCGGACGACGCCGCGCCTGTTACCACGCCGATTGTGGGGCGGGTGAGTGGCCTGGATGTGATTGATGCGGGCAATACATTGTCAATAGCATCCGGCGAGTTGGTTATCGCATCCGGGTCTGGTGCGGATTTAAACTGGTCTGATGGTCCAGCGCCACGCGCGGCTGGACTTACAGCATTTGCGCAGTTGAAGCCGACATCAGCGGGCAGTGATAAATGGAAGTTGGGGTGGGTTACAAACGATCTTTTCTGGATCGGGAGTACCGGGATAACCATCTCGGCCACTGGCGCGAATATCGGGGCTGGTGGGTCAGCATATCGGGATTACGCTGTCATTCAGCGTAATGCCGGAGCATACTTCTTTATTGACGGGAAGCTGGTGTGGGTTAACGTAGCTGACACGATGGATCGTACGTTTGATAACTCCAAGCAAAATGCCATCTTCGAGGGCGCGCAGGCTATTGTGAGAATTGCCGATCTGATCGCGAACGGCTACGCGGCGCTCGGCACGCGCGATCTCGATCTATGCGTCCCTGGCACGGGCAACGGCACAAGCAGCATTGCGAGTCCGGCGGCGGGGAATACGTTTGCTCAAACAGACGATGCGTATTTGCATTGGACATTTAGTGCGGTCCCCGGGAGTGGAACGGGCCAATTTGACTTTCGTTCGGACGGAACAAACTACCTGCGTCTATATTTCAACCTCGGATCGAATTATTTTAATCTGTGGAAATACATTGACGGTGAAGGGTTATCAAATGTGGCGAGTTATAACGTCACATTGCAAGCTGGCGACGATATTTCCATAGTCTGCAATGGCGACACAATATCGGGCTTTGTAAACGATAATCTAGCGTGGTCCTGCACGATTACTGATGCGGTTCTATTAACAGGAACCGCAGGTGATTTTCAGAATTTGGGCGGGTTTACATTCTCGAATTTCACCGCACGCACGCTGGACGGCGTGGCGAACGTCGCTGGCAGCAACCATCCCGGTTACGGTGTTGCAACGGGCGTTTGGCCTGGCCCGCTGACCGTTGACGATGGCGTGACGCAGGAAGCCAGCGCGGACATTCGCATCAAGGTTTCAGGCGTTCCGATTACAGACACCACCGGGTTCTATTTTGCGTATGACAGCACCAGCCAGAACGGGTATCGGTTGTTGGTTTTGACAACAGGGCGGATCAATCTGTATCGGGTAACAAGCGGTAGCGCCACGCTCCTGACGTTTTATGATGCGGTTGCTGGATCGTCCGAGATCGCGGTGCAGATTACGCCATCCGCAATCAAGGTTTACCTGAACAATACGCTTGCGATTACGAACACAGACACAACCTACCGCAACGGTGAGACAGTTTTATATGCGGAGGATAGCGGCGGGACGTACTGGAGCGATCTGGTAACCCGGCCCTTCGATCCCGCCAGCGCGCCCAATACGCCAGCGGCGGCAAGTATTCAGGCCGCGCAAAGCGCACTAGCGACTGTATAAGCGAGGTTACGATGGCTCTGGTTGACTGGTCAAATTATCTGGACGACGTGCGCGGGTATGCGTATCTTGACGCCCGATTCGGCGTGCTGCATCAGGGTGCGGCGCTGCTGACATGGGTTGATTCGGTGGACGGCAACGGCGTCCCGACGTATCGATTTGACATCGATCACCCCGGCGCATTCAGCCCGACGCCCACCAACATCCAGGCACTCCCCGATCAGGATTTTCGGTATGTGCGCGATGTGGCCACGCAAACCCGGCGCGCGTCCGAGATTGCCACCCACGCCAAAATTGACGGGGTTTTCTTTGCCGATTTTGTGACGGAACGCGCGTGGAGCGCGGGCGATCTGGCGATTGTGGTGGTGGTGGCGTCAGAAACCGCGCTGGACGCGATGGTCAGCGCCGCGAAACATTTACCGCTTATGCGGGTTTTCTGCGATGAAAATCAGGGAGATGATCCGAACTATGCGCCGTCGCTGGCGTTTCCACTGGCGCATGTGCAGGCGATCAACACGTGGTTTGGGAATCTCGGTGTCAACGGTAACCCGAAATACCCGTTGGGGTTGACAGCCACGCAGGTTGCCAACTTTTTTGGTCAATACTACCCGGCGATCACATCGGCGGGGGACATGTCGGCGTGGATGCAAGCGCACCCGCGCAGCGACAGCATTGGCGCATTCGGGCAAATCTTCGAATACGCACCGTAAAAAACGCGCCCCGGCGGGCGACGAGAGGAGACAGACATGCCCATTGGAGGACGGCAGCGGTGGATCATCGAGGCGACGTGGGGCGCAAGTTCGACGGAACCCGACAGCTACACGCTGAAGAAACTCGGCGCGGAAGGCACGGTCATCGACGCGGCTGGCGAGGCTGTCAATGCCGTCGACCTGTCCGACGCGGCGATGATGGCGGTGCGCTTTCCAGCGGCGCTGGGCGGCAGCGCCGACAAGCTCAAGTTCGTCAGCGCGGCGTTCTCGAACGGCCCGTTCACCGACAAGGCGACGGCCAAATTCGCGCAGGACAAGGACGGCGCCGACATCGAGGTCAGCGGGGTCCAGTCCAGCCTCGACCGGGATCGCGACGTGGATCTGTCCATCTGCTCGCGCTTCTTCGTGAAGCCGATCTTCGTTCAATCCGACGGCACGACGCTGGCTGCGCCCGGCGCGGTGACCGTGACGTTCATGATCAAGGAGTGACGTATGGGAGTCCGATTCAACAACAACGGGTTCGTGCTGATGCAGCCCGACGGCGAACTGGTGTGGGACAGCGCGGTCTCGGCGCATTCGCGCAAGCCGGTCGCGCCCGGTGGCGTGCTGGAGGCCGTGCCGGACGCACCGGGGCTGTTCGTGCGCCTGCTGCCGCGCGAGGCCCGGCAACTGCCGGACGCGGATCGCGTGGCTGCCCACGAGCGCGCCCGCGCGTGGCGCGCGGGTCTGACGGAGGCGGCTGGCGGCAGCGCCATCCGGCAACCGTTTCCAGATGATGGCGATTTGCCGGCGGGTCATATCCGCGTGGATCGCGGGGAGGGGCTGGAAGTGATCGACCTCGCGGCGCAGACCGTCGAGCACTTGCAGGCGCTGGCGAAGGTCATCGACCTGCCGGGGCGTTCGAAGCTGAACCGTGACGACCTGATCGCCGCGCTCGCCGATGCGATTGCCGACGAGGTTATCGACCTGACGGCGGAAGACGATGGAGACGACGCCGCATGATCGTCTGCGTGAAGGACGTGAAGCGCGAGACGCTGCCGAACAAACAGTACGGCACCAATCAGCCCATCGCCGTCGATGACGCCTATCTCTATCAGGCGCTGCGGCAGGCCGAGCGCCGCTTCACGGATCTCGCCGGTTTCGACTTCGCGCCGCGTCTGCGAACGGTGGAACTCATCGACCCGTGGCGGCAGGGACGCGTGCTGCGCAACGGCGAGCGTCTGACGCTACCCGCGCCGCTGCTGGCCGCGACGCAGGTCGTCAACGGCGCGAACGGCACGGTCGATGCGGCGGATTACCGGCTGGTTTCCCTCGACGACACGGGCGAATCACCCATCGGCGCGATTGACCTCCCCGACGGCGTGTGGGTCGACGATGGCGGATCGGCGGCATCGCCGTCACCGGCACATGGGGCTACCACGTCGATTACGCGCAGGCATGGGTATCGAGTCTGGACACGGTCCAGGACAACCCGCTGCTGGCTGCGTCGGCGACGCTGACCGTCGCGGGCGCTGGCGATGCGGATTTCTACGGCGCGACGCCGCGCTTCAGTCCGGGCCAGATGCTGCGCATCGAGAGCGAGTGGCTGGAAGTCGTCGTTGTCGACGCAACCGGGAACACACTCACCGTGCGGCGCGGCGTCAACGGCAGCGCGGCGGCTGATCACGCGCAGAACACGGCCATTGAGGTCTTCGAGGCGGACGGCGAAGCCGTGCGCGCGCTGGCGCGCTGGGTGGCGCTGCATCTGCAGCGGCGCGGCGCGTTCGAGCAGGTGACGGTGCAGGGCTTCCAGAGCGTCCAGTTCCCGGCGGACGCGCCCGACGAGGTCCAGCATATCGTCAGCCGCTTCGCCGGGCTGTTCGATGTGCCGTTTCTGGAGGTGTAAGTATGACGACGCCGCAGAGCAACCTCGGGGTGGCCGCGCAGGGCGTGCTGGAGCGCGTGGTCGCGCTGGAGATGCTGGCGTTGCCCGGCACCAATGCCGTGCCGTATCCCTGGTACCGCCAGGATAGCTGGCCGTACTGGACCAACTGGACCAATGGCCTGACGCCGCAGCGGGGTGATCAGAAATCGGTCCAGCGGGCGGATTACAGCATCGAGCTGCGGCTGGTCGCCGGTCACCTGTCATCGACGTATGAAGGCCAGATTCAGTACGACGCCGCGCTGATGGTGGCCGACGTCGTCGCGTTTTTTGTTCGCCACGACCGGCTGGCCGTGCCGGATGCGGAGGATACGGCGCTGCGCAAGCCGCCGCGCTGGACGGCCCCGCAGGGCCATACCTTCCGCGCCGGACGGCTCGGTTTTTTCGAAATGGGTGACGTCGTGCAGGTGTTTCAAAGTTTCATCATCGACGTCCCGCTGAACGTCAACAACGAGGCATAAGGAGGAGTTCCCATGCCACTGAGCAATATCGCCAAAATCATCTCCGGCGGATTCGAGGAAGGCCAGATCGCGGCGCTGAACGGGGCGTATCCGATGGGTCTGGCCGGATCGCTGGCGCAGGGATCGTCGGCAGGGTTGTACAACATCCTCGGCGTGCAGACCGCCAACGTCCAGATTCCCAACTTCGAGAAGACGACCATCATGGGCAATAACCGCGTGATGGGCGCCTTCCTGTGGAAGCCTGGTGATACGCCCGAATGGGACCTCGACGTCGCCGTGTCCGACCAGGACCTGGCGGCAGCCGTCGAGAACACCAAAGCGCGCGATCTGGACAAATGGACGCTGCATCCGCTGCAGGCCGACGATGCCACCTTCCAGGACATGATGCTGCTGCTCTCGACCGAGGCGCAGTCGAAGGATGCCGGCAGCGACGGCGAGTCGCTGTGGTACAACCTGCTGATCCCCAAGGTCAAGATGGGCTACGTCGGCCCGCAGGGCGTCAACCAGCGCGGCGAGAACAACTTTCGCTATCACGTCGTCGTGCGTCCGACGGACACATACCCGTGGGGCGAGGCGCTGAGCCTGTCCAACGAGGGCACGACCGGCGCGGTCATGTTCGAGTGGACGTCCGAATATCGCGTCACGATGGACACCATCGTCGTCGCGGCGGCCACGGCGTCGATCACGCTGGCGTACACCCCGGCGATGGACGATGTCGCGGCGGGCAACGGCATCCTGATGTACGTCAATGGCGCGGACTACTCGGCCAGCCTGACGTCGGTGACCCCGGCCACGAAAGCGGTCGCGTTCACCGCCACCAGCCAGGACGACGACATCGGTGTCGTGATCTACGAGCGCGCCCCCTAGCCATCTGGCAACCGTTTCCAGATAAATGGGGGCGGGCGATCCGCCTCCATCTGGCAACCGTTTCCAGATAGACCCGTCAATCGAAAGGACGACGATGGACGACACCTACCAGTTCACGTATGACGGCGCGACGATCACGCTTGCGCGCCGCACCAACCGCCATGCGATGCAAATCGACCGCATCGTCGTGGCGCTGAGCGAGGGCGACGAGGACGGCGCGAGCCTGTCCTACAAGCGCCTCTACGCCAAAATGGTCGCGCAGACCGACGATGTTATCCCGCCCGGCGAAGACAAGGGCGACGGGATGCCGCTCGATCTGCCGTCGCCGCTGGCGTCGCCCGACGAGCTGCGCGCCGGGTTCGAGGCGTTCATGGCCGCCGATGGCAACCTCGGCGACAGCTACTACACCGCGCTCAACACCGTCAACGCGCCGCCCGGCCCGCGCGCGCTGCTGCCCGCCAGCGAACTCGACGAGGCCGAGCGAAAAAAAACGCGACGCGCCGCAAACAGTGGCGCGCCGAACGACGCCAGTTCTTCCGGCGACTCGCCAGCCGCCGCGACGAACCCGGCCTGAAGAAGGAGCCCAAGGACTGGGGCTTCTACTATCCGGACTGGTACGTCGAGCAGACGTTCACGATCTGGCGTGCGACCGGCTTCAAGGTCATGCCGCGACCGGGCGGACTGGATGACCAGGACCCGCACTGGGTAGCGGACATGGCGTTGTGTTTACAGCTGCTCGATTTCCAGCAGCAGGACTATACCGACGCGCTCGAAGGAGATTTGGCAATCCGTGCCTGACGAAATCAGCGAACAGGTTCTGCGCTTCCGCACCGACGAGGCCAGTGTTAACAAGGCCGTGCAGTCGGTCGGACAACTGAAGACGGCCTTCAGCGACACCGGCAAGGTGGCGGGCGATGCCGCGCGCCCGATCCGCGAGGTGGCGCAAGCCGCGCAGGAGACGAGCCGCGCCGGGGACGCCGTCTCGAAGCTGACGTACAGTGTCGAGGACGTCGGCAAGGCGGCAGATCGCGCGGGCGACAAGCTGGCTGATGCGATGGAGCATGGCCGGCGGCGCGCCGAAGACTTGCAGGATGAACTCGACAAAGTCGAGAAAAAGCTGGAGCAGATGCGCCGCGCGGAAGAGCGCCGCAAGCGCGACGAGGCCAGCATCTATGGTGATGTCGAATCGCGGACTCGGGCCATCACGGGCGCAGTCGGCTTTATAGGCGGGGACACCGGCAGCAAGATCGAGAATACAGTCAACATCGGGTCGGAAGTGCTGGCCTCCGTCGAGGCCGTCAAGCTGCTCAAGCTGGAACTGCCCGATCTGGTGAAGCAACTCGATCTGAGCGCGGGTGGCGTGACCGCTATGGGGGTCGCTATAACGGCTGCGATCATTACCTACGCGCTTGCCAAAGACAAACTCAATGAGTGGACCAAAGCCAACGAAATTGCCACGTCGAAAGTCGTCAGCCAGATCGATGCGCTGCGGGACTTCTACGATTTCATCGGCAGTGCGACCCAACAATCAGTTCAGGTACGCGAGGAAGAGATACGCTCGCGGAAGGCGCTGGATCAGCAGTTTCTCGACGATCTGAAGGATTTGCAGTCCGCCGTCGACGCGGGCT